CTCCGGGTTTCGGGTGTGTGTCGGGCGAGGCCATGCCATCGGCAAATCTGGCCGCACGAACTGCCCGAAGTATCGCACCCGGGATGTATAGGCCCCGAAGTCGGCCGCATTGAGCACGCGGTGTTCGAACCGATAGCCGTGGGTGCATACCTCCTCCACCCAGCGGCGGTAGTGCATTCCCTTGTGCTCGGGGTCGGGAACCCACACCGGGGCGACGGTTGTTGTTCGTCGCTTGCGGTCGTGTTTGATGTCGAGCGTACAGAAGGCCGCACCGTCCGGGCCGACGCTTTCCTTGACGATGAGCGGCCCCCATTCCATGAATTCGACGACATTTTCGATCTGGATATAGTCGGGGCACAGCTCCTCGATGTAGCGAAAAAGGTGATCGGCCAGCGTGCGGCTGTCGGCGTCGCGCGACATGCCGCCTTTGGCCCGGGAGTGGTTCGTGCATTCCAGCGAGGCCCAGAGTACGAGTTTCGCACCGGGGTGCTTCATGCGTTCGCGGGCGATGTGTACTTTCATCGGTCCGAGGTCGAGTGTGCGGATGTCCTCGGTGAAGTGGCGCGTGTGCGGGTGGTTGGCCGCATGCGAGAGGATCGCGTTGGCATCGTGGTTGACGCATGCGATGACCTTCGCGCACTTGCTACCGTCGATTCGCGCCCGTTCGACGCCCGTCGAGGTTCCGCCGGCGCCGCAAAAAAGGTCGATGTAGAGTAGTTTGATAGCCATTATTTTCCGAAATATTTTTTGCAGTTGCAGTAGGTGATTGTCGGGTTGGCCCATTGCCCCTGGAACCGACGCCATGTTTTGTCGAATTTTCCCTCCCGATCTCGGTAGAGCATGGCGAAAGGCATAAATCCGGCCCGCCATGCCTCGCCCATCCGCTTCTGGGCTTTCTCGAAGGTATCGCCTTTGTAGCCGATCAGCACATAGCAGCGTAGCCGGTTGCCTACCTTGGTTAAGCCTGCATCGAGGAGCATCTTTCCCGCGGCTTTGAGCGGTTCGAGGTCGCTGGGTGTATCGTAAGCGAAAAAGAGCGAATCGGGGTGTAATTCGTGTAGCCGTTCGGCCATCGCCGGGGTCATAAGCGCGGCCTCCAGTCCGCCGACAAACTGCGGTCGGTGAGGTTGCCGTGCCAGCATGGTGAACACCTCGTCGATGTGTCCGGGCGAGCAGGCAAGCAGATTGTCGTCTTGGATGATCCATCCGTCTCGCACGGGTAATTCCCGGAGCTGACCGCCTTCGCGTTTGGGTACGGCGCAGAACCAGCATCGGTTCGGGCATCCGCGCGAGGTGATGACGTAACCCTTCTTCATGTACATTCCCGGAACGAACTCCCCTCCGGGCTCGTTGTAGGCAGGACCGCCGATCTTCACCGGAGCCACTCGTTCCCATTGGCGGGCGGCCCATTCCGCCCACGGAATGTCCCACGTGAAAGCGACCGATATATGCACTTCGTCGGCCTCGTCAAACAATGACGGCACCTCGCGGATGCGTACCAGTTCGTCATCCGGTGTCGCATTGGTCTTGGTCGGGAATACCCGAATGATTTTTGCCTCCATCATCAGAATAATTCTTGTGTTTCATCCGGCAGTTCAACGCCCATACGCCGGAGAGCGTGGCGGAGTGTGTAACCGTTGTTGGAGTAATTCATTGCCATTTTGTAGAGTTTCGGATGTAGGGTGTAGAGCACCCGAAAGCGACTCCCCCCCCCGAGGTGGGCGCCAAAGCCGCAGAATACGCAGCCGGTGCGATCTATGCCCGGTACGTCGTAAATTGGGCAGTATGACACCGACAATTTACGGATGTAGGCCCAGCAGTCCGCATTCGTCCATATGGACAACGGGGCGCTGTGTGTCTTGCTCGGATCGTTTGAAAAAGCGTTGCAACCGCCGCGCATAATGTATCTTTGTTCGCGCAGTTTGCTCTCGGATGCAGTTGTTCCTACTATTGCGCAGGCGTTGTTTTCATGGTTGTATTTATGAAATGGCCGTTTTTTGAGAACCTCACAACACTCCTCAGATGTTGTATAAGGTTCGGTTACCAGATAGCGCCATTTGTTTGAAATAACTCCCATTTTGCGCTTCCCCTCACCATAGAGCCGATAATTGCGTAATTTTTCGCTTTGTGTCGTTCGTATCTGTCGTACTATGTGTGCCTGTTCTTTACTCACCAGCGGAAATCCGTATCGCTCCATGACCTGCCGCGGCGTTAGTTGTGGCCGGATGATCGTGACGTTCGGCGTGTGCCGCACGAAGCGGACGATCTCCGGCCATTCGTTGCCCGTCGAGCAGAACACGCCTGGCATATTCGGATCGACGAAGCGCCGGGCGATGTCGAGCAGTACCGTTGAGTTCAGCCCGCCGGAAAATGATACGTAGGGTTTGCGGCCGTGCTTTTCGCAGTAGTTTACGAATGCCTCGATTGCACCGACCGTGTGGTCGATTTTCTGTTCCAAAAGCCACGCCTGCCGGGTCCGGAGGTCGGATAGGGTAAGTGGGGCGGGTATAGTGGTGCGTTTAGTCGCATTCATGTTCGTCGAGTAGATTGATTTTTCTCCGGTTGTTAGGCCAACTCTTACCGATGTAAGAGCTGGCTTTTTTGCGGTTGAGTTTGGCTTCGGCCTTGCGGCGGGCTTCGGCCAGAGTAGTGGCGGTTACTGAAATCTCGACCGTATCGAGTTCGAAATCGAAAAGGTATTTTTTTCGCTTTTTCATCACTTTTTCCCGTTATAGTGTTCGATGATCTCCTCTTTGCTCGCTTTGTGCGAAAGTTGCTCCGGGCGTCTTGCCGCCATCCATTTCGCGCGGATATTGTTGGCTCGCGGGATCAGGACCTTGAACCAGTCGCCGGCCATGATTAACCGCTCTCCAGTTTCGGTTTGTACGGTGTCTTTCAGCCGGTTGAAGCGGATCACGGCGTGAGCAATGAACCATTGTTCGCGATCGTTGTTGCTGTTCATAGCCGCCAGGGCTTTGAACATTTCGATATTCTCACCGCAATCGTAGTAATCTTGGCTGAAACATGCTCGGGCACTCCTGTCCAGTTCCAACCACATGGCGGCGTTTTGGTCAGTATCGGCCACGAGAAAGCAATGTTTGCTGTCTCGTCTTCCGAGGATTTGCCAGCCGATATTGTTCATCCATTTTTGGATTTCGATTTGCTGTTGTTCGTCGGGTACGAACACCATGCACGAGGTCTGAAAATTCATTGCTGTCCTCCTCTCTTTGCGTAAAGTTCGACCATGCGATCTGCGTAATGGGCTGCCGATTTTTCCGGGTAATCGACATCTTTCGCTATTAGAGCGTGGAGCGCAGTTCCGGCGAAATATACCCACGGCGTAGGTCCTGCCAACTCTGTTTTTCCGTTCAGCATCGGGCCGTCGCCGGTCAGCAGCCATAGTTTGCTCACTTCGGGAAACTTTGCAACGATTCGGTTGGCTACGTCGAGCGATACGCCGTTATTGCCGCGCTTGATCTGGTAGAGGTTCTCGCCCCGGGCTAACCCGATATGCCGGGCAAAAGCGTTCGTTGTCATTCGGGACATTTTGATTACAGCTTCGATTCTTTTCCAGCAATCCCGCTTCGATGTCTGGTTTTCTGCGTTTTGCTTGTACATAGGATTGAATATTGGTTATTAAAAAAGTTTGTCCTCCCCGTTCGGTTCCGGCGCCGGTTTCAAGTCGTCCCCGACCCCATAAGCGGACATGGATAGGCTTATTTCGTATTTCTCCTTCAGCAGGGTGTAGTCGAACACCATCGCCGACGTAACCTTGCTTTGCGCTCCTTCGTTGTCGTTGATGCCGCCGCCGACTCCCAGATGCGGTAGAAACCGGACGCCGGATTTCGTACCCATGAACTCGTCGGATTTCTGCAAATACTCTTGTAGGGATGATTTCGGCAGGTAGCGCACGCCGAGGGTTTTGCTGTGCATCGTGTAGAGGTCCGCGGCGGGGCCGAAATAGAGGAGCAGATATTCGCGGCCGTCTGGCAGTTCCTTCCGTTCCTTTTTCTTGGCGAAACACCACTCCGGCCCCGGTACGATCTTGTACTCGGCCTTCATCTGAATTTTTCCGAGGCTGGCCAGCGAGTCGATTGACGACCAGAAGCCGGCGAGTTCATTGGTCTGCTCGGCCTTTTCGTTTTGTATCTGGCAGAGTCGTGCGGCGATTTCGAGCGTTTCGGCGTAGGTGAACGGCAGTTGCAGCCGTGTTTCGAGGATTCGGAGCGTTGCCAGCAGGGCGCTCCAGTTTTGAAGTATTCGGTCAATGACGCCGCGCGTTAAAGTCCGGAGGTCGGCATTCGTCAGGTCGTAGGCTTCGCGGTAGCCTATTTTTATCTTGCGCCGCTCGCGGAGCAACTCGTGCGTGAGGTGGGAGAGTCCGCGGTTGCACATGGTCTTGAACTGGTCATAGCGCTGTTTCTCCTCCTCGCTGTGCTTGGATTGGTAGAAAGTCAGCATCACGATTCGGGACATGAGGGCGTTGTCGGAGGTCGTCATTTCCTGGCCCGTGAGCACGAGCCCGCAGCTAATCGCCGTCATGGTGCGCTTTTTCTTGCCGTCCATGCTCATTTTACTCCGGCCGCTGTTGTCCCATATACCTTTGAGAAACTCGACTTTCTTCGGGTCGATGTCCTCCTTGAACTCGTCGATATGAACCACGGCGTTCGACACCTCGGCGATCGCTTCGCCGAGAGACGCCTGCGTCGCGTTCCGGAGGTTGATCGACTCAGCATTGACCTGGAAAGGTGCGACGATGGCGCGTGCCATCTGAGTCTTACCGGTGGCCGGCGGCCCGAACATGTCGAGGATGGGCATGTTTTCGATTGTGGAGCGCACGATGTCCGAAAAGAGCGTCGTGAAGTAGAAGCAGAGGGCGATTTTCGCGTTCTCCCCGAATACGTCGATACATTGCCGGGCGTATTCGTAGAGCGTCACGGTACTCTGCTGAACGAATACGAATTTTCGGTGCAGGTTGTAGGTGGTGGTGTCCTCGCGGGCTTCTTTGGATGCGGCCGGGAGGTAGTAGAGTTTATCGCCGACTTTGATAAGTCCGTAGTCGTTGGCCGGGATGAACTCCTCGCCGTCGAAGGCACCGTTGCCCCATGCGAAGAATTCGCCCTGCTTCTGCCATCCGAGCTGCTGTATTTCCCGGGCCGTCGGTGTCTGTTCGTAGATGTATTTCTTGAGTTGCGTGTACTGCTGTTTCGCCACGACGGCTTCGATGATGTAGTTGCCTTTGCCCTCGATGTTCTTCTGGAAGTTGTCGAGTGTCGTTACCTGGTCCTGCGGCAACGTGATAAGGCATTTTTCGCGGTGGATATTCTCGATTTCAAACATGCGGTAGGAGGCGGGACCGTCCCAAATCAGCACGATTGGACGGATGACGAAATTCGTCCACGGCATCGCGTTCCCGACCTTCGATATCTGTCCGTAGTAGCAGTTGTTCTTGATGTAGAAGCCGTATTTTTCCACCAAATCGGCCTGCTCCTGCTTTTCTTCGCGGATTGCCTCGACCTGGCGCTTGTTTTTCAGCCGGTAGTAGGTCTCGTTCCAAATTTTACCTTGCTTATCCTCCTTGCCGAATTTGTCGAGGTACATCCGGGCGAGTGTCTCGTCGTAGAAAACGAGCAGGCCGCAGATGTAATTGATGACGTTGAGCCGGTCATTCTGCGACATGACGCTCCCGACCTTGGTCTGATACATGAAGTCCACGAAGTCGGCCGAGTTCTCGGCCATACACTCGTCGTAGGATTTTGAGGCTTCGTATTTAAAATACTCGTCGGCGTCTTTGGCGTCTTTTCCGGGGAGTATCATCACCCGCACGTTCAGCCCGGCCGCCGTGAGGGCTTCACCATGGCTGACGACCGCCTTCTGCCCGGCTGAGTCGTTGTCGCCGATGATGACGACTTTCGAGACGATGCGCTTTATCATCCCGATCTGGGTACTCGTGAGGGCGGTTCCCATCGGCGCGACGGTGTTCTGCTGGCCGATCTTCGCCATGCGGATCACGTCGGGATTTCCTTCGACGAGGTTCAGTACGTCGTGTAAGGCGGCGATGCGCTGTGCTTCGAAGTACCCGAATAGAATGTCGCCCTTCTTGAAGATGGGCGTTTCTTTGGTGTTGATATATTTGGGAGGCTCTTTCCCCTCGGAGTTCTTCTTCGAGTTGATGGCCCGGCCGGTGAAGCCGATGACGTTGCCCGTCTGGTTGCGGATCGGGAACATGAGGCGCTGGGTGAAGGCGTCGTATATGTCCCCGTCTGCGTCGCTGACTTTGATGAGTCCGGCCTTGATGAATATGTCGAGGTTTTCGTGTTGCTCTCGGATGTGGCGGAGTAGAGTTTTCCGGCCAGGGGCGTAACCGATGCACCACTCCTCGATGGTCGCCTCGTCCCAGCGTCCGGTGGCGTATTTCTGTGCCGGTTCCGATTGCCGGTACATGGACCGGAAAAATTCGAGTGCGATATTGTTGGCGCGAAAGAGTTGATCGCGTTCGAACCGCTTTGCCAATTCTTCGGGTGTCGGCTCTTTCTCCTCCCATTTGATGTCATAGCGGTTGCCGAGGTGGCGGCACGCTTCTACAAAGTTCATCGCGTACCGTTCCATGACGAAGGAGATCGGTCCCCATGTTTTGCCGCACCCGAAGCAATGTGCGGTTCCCCGGGTGGTCGATACTTTGAACGAGGGTGTTTTCTCGCCATGAAAGGGACAGCAGCACTCGTAGTGAGTGCCGGCCCGTTTCAGTTCGAGCCCCTCGTCCTGGAGTACCCGGAGAATGTCGAGGCCGTTGAGCTGTTGTATTGTTTCTTGAGGTATCATCTTTTCGCGTTTTGGAGGGGCCCCCTCGGACACCCCCCCCCGATTGTATTATTCGAGAGTTTCGATTTGGCGCAGGATTATCCCTGCACGGTGATATTGTTCGTAGGTTTCGCTTTGAGGGGCGAACCCGGCAGGCAAGCGATTTTGGAGCAGCCCCGTTTTGAAGGCCATGATCGCCCGGCGGATCGTGTCGAACTCGTCGTTCGTTAAATCCATGATTGAGACGCGGCCGTTGCTGTCTTTGTCGCAATACATGGTCACGAGAATTTGAGTTTGACGGCGTATGTTTTTTCGGCGTATTCGGCCAATACCGGCTGTTTCAGTTTCGGCAGTTGGCGATACCCGCGTAGATAGTAGACCGCCGTTGTGGGGTTGACAAATAGCTTTGCCCCGAAAAAGCGGATCATGTTCGCTTGCTCGTTCGGGCCGAGTGTTGTGTAGAGTTCCTTCAATGTTTGTTCTTTCATGGCGGTATTGGTTATTTGTAAATTATCCGGGAATTGAGTGTTGTGGCATGGCAGCGCAGGTTGCTGCTCCATAATTCCAGATCGGCTTCCGTCTTTTCGCAGACGTCGAGATGGCGGTGCGCCTTGTTGAACTTGTCCAAGGCGTTGCTGGCCTGTTTCATTATTTCGATGATTTCCTTTGTTGTTGGTGTTGTCGTTTTCATTGTTCCGGTGTTTGGTGGTTTGAAAAAAAGCAAGGAGGGCGCCCGGCTCGGCTATTCAAGGGGCCGGGCCCCTCCTTGTCGCCTTGGCGGCCCTCCCGGGTGGCTTCGGCACGAGTGCGTGGTGTAGCGACTATCCTAATCTCTGGGCACTCGATTTTTTTGCTGTCTTATTTGCCAGCCGTGCGGCGTTGGCGAAATTCAGCAGGTTCAGCAGGTTCGGCCAAATCCGCGATTCGTCCCAGGCGAAGAGAGCGATCAGCGAGAGGCAGAAATAGAGCCCGTAAACCTTGTGACGGGTCGATCGTTCCATGAACTCGCGTCCCAGGGCGGCGGTCAATAGCTGGCGAGCCTTTCCGGTGATGCTTTTCTTGGCCTTTGCGATGTCCGGCAGTTGCGGCGCGTAGTTCGGAACCTTTTCTTCAATAGTGTACAT